CACCGTAGGGCGTAGGGATGCAAGAACTATTTTAATCGGGGCGCATTTTACCCTTGACACCGTAGGGGGGTAGGGAATAGATTTGTATGCGTAGTCGGGCTGGTCCGGTGTTGAAGCACCGAATCAGCCCTAACCAAAGAGACCTAGCTAGGAGGCTCCATGGCTGCACAGCACCTTACCACCGTTCCCCTCGCGGAATTTCCACAGGTACTCCACTCGACACTTCAGTCCGGGCTGGACTGCGAAATTCAGTCCCTCGACCGCTTGGTTGCCCGCGCCTTCGCCCACGTCCACCTGACCCAGTGCTTCTGGTCCGACGAGCACTGCGACTGCCGCCAACTGGCCACGGTTCACGATCTCCACAGCGAACAGGAATTCTGTCTCCGGCATTTCGCGGAAGTGGAGAAGCGCCGTGGCTGAGCAACTTCTCGATTCCGTTGTCCGCGCCATCGTCCACCTGAACTTCAACGAACCGGAACAGGCTCTCGACGTTTTGCTCAAGGCACTCTCCGACTCCAACTTCGACGCCGCAAAGAAAGGAATCTTCTATGGCAACCGCACAGCAGCCGCTTAGTCCCGAGGTTCACCATCTCGTCCGCAAACCGCTGGACCTGCTCACGATGGCCCTCGAAAGCAATGCCGCTATCGACGTAATCGAGCGGCTGGTTAACTTGCAGCGCGAGGAGCGCGAGTATCAGGCCAACGTTGATTTCGACGACGCGCTGAGCCGCTGCCAAGAGCGAGTGCAGCGCATTTCCGCCGACGCCACCAATCCGCAAACCCAATCGCGCTACGCCAGCTATGCGAAGCTCGACCGGATCGTCCGTCCCATCTACACCGCAGAAGGTTTCGCCATCTCGTTTGGCGAGCGCGACTGTCCCATTCCCGGCAAGACGCGCTTCGTGGCCTACATCTCGCGCGGCGGCGTCACGCGCGAACGGTTCAAAGACCTTTCCCCATCGACCAAGGGGCCGAAGGGTGGCGACGTGATGACGCCGATTCACGCCGACGCCAGCGCGGACTCCTACGCCAAGCGCTATCTGTTGAAGAACATTTTCAACATCGCCATCGGCGAAGATGACAACGACGGCAACGGGCAGGTCTGCACCATCGCCACGCCCATGAACCCGGAGCGCGTTCGCAAACTGTGCTTCGAGATCGCGGGATCGCGCACCATCGAGGAGCTGCGCGGGCGCTATCTCTCCGCCGGGAACGAGGCCAAGAAATTCAACGACCGGGATGCGCTCGAAGCCTTCATTCGCGCCAAGGATGATCGGAAAAAGGAACTCCGATGACGCCGCTCGAACTGGTGAAACTCGAACAGGGCGGGCCGGAGTGGCGTCAGGCGCGCTGTGGTCTCGTGACCGCTTCGCGCTGTGCCGACGTCGTAGCCATGACCAAAAAGGGGGAAGAGAAGTCCGAGCGGGCGCACTACCGCGCGGAGTTGATCTGCGAAATCCTCAGCGGGCATCCGTATCCACGCCACGTCACGCGAGAGATGCAGTGGGGTATCGATCACGAAGCTGACGCCCGCGTGGAATACGAGCTGAGGTGCGGCGTGCTGGTCGAGACCTGCGGCTTCGTGGTGAATCCGTACATCTCCCGCTTCGGCTGCTCTCCGGATGGCTTCGTGGGCGACGATGGCATGCTCCAGATCAAGTGCCCCACGACCGCGACGCATCTGGGGTGGATTCTCGGCGGGACCGTTCCGCTTGAGCACCTGCCTCAAATGCTGGCGGAGTTTTCCTGCAACCCGACGCGCACCTGGTCCGACTTCGTGAGCTACGATCCCCGGATGCCGGAACACCTGCAACTGTTCATCCGGCGGCTGGAGCGCGAGTCGGTCGAGCACTTCATCGAGCAACTGGAGCACAACGTCGAGCACTTCAATTCGGAAATCGCCGATGTGATGATGCAACTACCGGGCAGGCCGCAGCTCGTGGTGGCGGCGATGAACCACACGCCGGACGAACTGGAGTTCTAAGGTCGAAACCGGAGAACATCCCGGTCTGCGCGTGATGCGCGCACTGAGGAGACCATGATCTACGCGACAATCTTCACGAATCAGTACACGAAACGCGACATCACCGAACAGCAAAAACGCGAATTCCCGTCAGGCGCTCACGGATACGAATGGGTCAAAGTCGGCGAAGAGGAAGTGATCTACAACGTCGCGCTCGATTCACAGCAGCTTGCGCAGATGGCGCGGATCGCGGCCCGCAACAAAAGCCAGAAGTGTAAAGACGGCGCTGTCCTGGTCGAAGTGGTCACGCGGAGACGCCTGTGAAAGGAAAATTCAAAATCGTTTGCTCTGGATCTCCGATGGCAGCAAGAATGTGTGTTCGTTCCTCTACGCGGCATCGGCTCGGATCGCACGGGAAATGGGCTTCGACCGGATTCAAACCTTCATCCTCGAAAGCGAGAGCGGCGTGAGTCTCCGTGCGGCGGGCTGGAAATTCGTGCGTATGTCGAAAGGTGGCGACTGGAACCGTCCTTCGCGCGGCGGACGCAGGACCGATCAGCCGCAAGGCCCCAAACAACTCTGGGAGAAAGTGCTTCGATGATCCGCAGAAGGCCAATTCCGAAGACCCGTAACTACCCTGAGTCCTCGCTCCGCTACGAGACCATCCTGAACGGAGCCGTCCGCCAGTACCGGGACGGCAGGGAAGTGTGCGTCGATTCCCCGGCTGGCTGGCGGGAATACAAGCGGCGAGTTTCGGCCATGCTGGAACGTCAGGGACGCCGTTGCTGCCTCTGTAATCGAGCCCTATCGCTCGGAAACGCCACTTTTGAGCACCAGCGGAGGAGAGGGATGGGAGCGGCTTGGCGGGACGACCGGATCACTCGGGACGGTCAGGACTGGAACGGGGCGGCGCATTGGGTGTGCAATTCAGATAAGGGGTAGGATTTTCAATTGTTCGAGTCCATGCTTCGTCAGCCGCACGCGAAGGTTCTCGTCGAATTCGATCAGCTCTTCGCCCCACAGATCATCCCAGATCTGCTCGCCAATCGGAGCCCAGTCCTCAATGAAATCCGCCTTCGTCGCTCCGCCGTTTGTGTTCACGACGTACTGCAAAAATTCTGTTCGCATGCTGGCTCGTAGGCTCACTTCTTCGCCTCCAACTGTTTTCGCAACTCAGCTTGCTCCGCCTGAAGCCGCACTAAATCCCTTCGCAGAAAATGAACCTGCATTCGCAGATAGAGCCATCGTGGAAGCCAGAACAAGTTGCTGAGCCATCGACGGATCACTGCCGCGCCTCCACTCACAGAAGGGATAACTGCTGGTAGTCCGGCGGCAGGACCGCACCGGGATGCTGCCGCAACCACGACTCGTAGGCTTTCTGGTGGAGCGGGCAGAGGTGCTTGTCCGGTCCTACTTGCTTCGCGTGCTTGGGGCAGATCGGGGCGTCGCAGGTTCCGGACTTCTTCTCCTTCACCTTCCAGTCGCAGAGCAGATCGGCGGCATGGCCGCACGCGCAAAATTTCTTTCGGCTGCGAATCCCGCAGACGATGGTCGAAGTTCCGTCCGCGAATTTAACGTTTAGGCACATCGCCATGCTCCACTTTGAGCGCCAGCTTCACCGCTTCGGCGACGACTTCCTGCACGTTCATCCGAGAGATCGCTTCCTTGATCATCTCGCGCACCAGGATTCTCAGCTCGGGGTCACTGGTCAGTGCGGTCTGGATTTCCTCGCCGATCATGCGCATCACGGCGTCGTGTGAGACCAGGTGCATCAACCTGTCGTGAAAGATGCGGATGACGGTCGCGTTGTTCCCGTAATCCCCTTCCGACGTGAAGGATGTCACTGCCGCGACTCTTCTCTCGGGTTACCGCCGGGATGCCACGAGCAATCGAGTACTTCAAAATATGCGCCTTGTTTCCCCTCGCGCTCCGCGACCTGCATTGCCCACATCGCCCCCTGCGGGTCCATTCCGTGACACGCCGGATAGTCGTTGGGCGAAACCTTCATGCAGTAGCGGATGTACTCCTCCGACGCCTCGTCCTGTTGCACTCGGCACATCTCTGGCTTCCATCCCATCTGGACCGCTTTTGGTTGTCGGCACCCCATCGCCGCGAGAAGAATTACAAGCAAAAAGTTCTTCACTGATTGGCCTCCTCTCTCCAGATTTCCTGCCGCGCCTGGTCCGCGCCCTTCTCGTACTGCACGAAGGCATTCTCCGCTTCGGTTCGTCCCCGTGTGCGCCCTTCCTCGAACGCCCAGCGGAGAACGTCATGCAATGCGCTCACCAGCAGCGCCGCCGCAATCAGAAAACAGAATACGCCGATCAGAAGGTTCATGGCCGGGTCCTCCGGGTGAGCACGAACAGCAGAAACAGCAAGCCCATGATCAGCACGGGCGGAAACAGATCCTTCACCAGATTCACGCCGAGACCTGCCTTTCGCACCGGCAAATCCTTCCCCCACCCTGAGGGAAGCCGCACTCGCTATCGTCGGCGTGGATATGCCCGCAGTCGGGGCAGAACTCAGTCGAGCTGAATCGGCTGACGGTGCGCGGATGGGTGCGAATTTCAATCGGAGCTTCGAGAGCCATTCCCGGTTGCGGAGATTTGAGCGCGACCGCCACTTCCTGAAAGAAGGCGGAGAAGTCGATGCCGTCGCTCAGAGGTTTTCCGTTTTCGAGCGTGAAGTCGTGATGCTTCACCGCCAGAAAATCGAAGATCAGCGCCAGTCGGGCTGATTCCACGGGTGCGAGATGGGAAACGAATTCGGACGGCGTCATGCGCTCTTCTCCAATCGGAACGGAGTTGCCACCTTGCACTTCGGACACTGGGCCACGATCCACCGGCCGTAGACTTCGACCGGAGCGGATGGCGGGATGTCCATCGAACAGCTTGAGCAGCGAGGATTGGGCACGCTGTAGTCGGCCAGAGTTTCCATGCTCACCTTCCATGCGTCGAGAAAAACGCCCACGCCATCGCAATCTCCGGCTGATGCCAGGTGTGAGCGAAGCTGTACTCCCGCACGATCTGCACTTCGACCTTCGCGGGTCCGGAATCGAAGCTCGGAGCGGCCGGCGATCCCGAGCTGCACATCGGCAAAGACTCTGCCGGTAAGCCGTCCGCCGCCAGCCAGTAATTCAGGTCTGCATCGATCGACGGGATGACGATGTTCTTCTCGCCCCACCCATTGAAGAGTCCGCCGCAGTAGGGAATCGTCGTGTCCATGTCCCCGTGAAATTCGATGATCGAGACCGGCTGCGAAGGCTGGGTCAGTGTGCCCGGATTGTTGACCCACACCGTTCCTGAGAAGGGCGCGGCCGCTGCAAACAGTTCGGCGTGCTGAATTGCCATCGTCTGCGTCATCATCCCGCCGGAGCTGAAGCCCATGACGAAGGTGCGCTTCGGATCGGTCTGGTACTGCTGCTGCAACGTGGTGACCAGGTTCGCCAGAAATCCGCTGTCGTCGGGATCGACGGGGAAATACGATTCGGTTCCAATCGACTCCCAGAAGAACGCTCCGCCGCTCGGTCCTGAGTGCGGGATCGCCTTCCAGGTTGCAATCGGCTGGGCGACGAGGATCTTGTTCGCGTCCGCAAGCTGGTCCCATCCCATGAAGTGATAGACGCCGATGGGCGGATCGGATGGTGGGGCGACTGCCGTGCCGTGCAGCACGATCACGAGCGGGGAGCCGGGGCGGAAGTTCGGCGGCGCATAGAGCACGGTCTGCCGCGGAATCCCGTTCCAGGTGGAGTAGAGCATGGAGGGTGTGCCGTTCTGCGCTTCGATAAAGAGCGGGCAGAGAAGCGTCAGGGCCAGAGTCAGAACGAAGTTGCGTTTCATTTTGCGATCTCCTCGAAGAGTGAAATTTGTGGGGGAGGAGAAAGTTTTCGGCGCAGCTCGTCGATGTCGATGACGGCTTTTTCGGCGTCGTGTTTTTCCATGCAGGGGATGCACGGACCTTTGCGCGTGCCGTCGATGCGGTGCTGTGTCTGCTTCTGGCACTTGGGGCACCAGGCGGAGGCGGAGACGGGTGTGGCGGGGGTAGTGTTCGCTCATAGCGCTTCCACCGATGCGGCTGAAACGATGGCGAAATTTCCGCCGTCCTTCTGGCCCCGATCAAGAAGGACTGTGACGCGCGGCACCGTGATCCAGACTTCATCCACAACGCCAGTTTTCCCAGCGTGCGGATGCGGTGAGCCGTCCGGCTTCGTCGCTTTAATGCGAACTTTGTCACCCTTTTTCACGCATGCCTCACTTTCCGGGACGGGCTGGTTGCCAACAGGGTGTCTGGTCCCGATTTCTTAACTGGCTAACTGCCCGCCCCCGGAACTCTGAAAATCATTTGCACTCGACGGCATCTTTGCGAAATTTGCGAACGCGGACGAGTTTGTACTCTGCGATGTCGGTTGGCCCATCCTCGTCAATCGCTGGTTCCACCGCCGTGAAAGCCAGAAAATCCAAGTCGTCTCTAGGGTCCGAATTTGGATCGCGGGTAATCTGAAGCGTCTCAGGGAACTTCGTTTTTGCCATTGTGTCCACCTTTCAAAAACAAGAATCGCAATCAATCCCGGCCCGAACCCCGTGTAGAGCGCGGCCTTGGCGATGGCGAGGAAGAGGAGGGAGAGGTTGGAGATCATGCGACCTCCAATTGCGCCGTGAAGGGAAGCGGCATCTCGCCGCGAAGCCAGCGGTTATATTTCTGCTGCGGGCCGCGCGTGAAGTACTTCGGTGCCGGAACGGATCTCGCACTCCGCCGAAACATCTGAAGGCAGCGAACGAAGTGGTTATCGCCGACGCGGACGAGATAGCCGTGATCTAATTGCAGCCCGAACTGCGACGGCGCCCAGAGCTGATGCAGCCAGATCACCCGATGCCGCGTCAGGTGTGCCGCCGTCATCATCAGCGCCCCGAGCTGCTCCCGGTCCAGCTCGAAGTAGGGTGGATCGAGCACAACCGTGTCGAAGCTGCGAGCCGCGAATGGCGGCATCCACGCATCGCCGATCACATCCGGCTTCGTTGCGCGATCGACATCGAGCCGCACGCCGAATTTCGCCTGACCGCCGAAAAGTTGAAGAACTCGGCCGTCGCAAAATTCCTTGATCTTGGTTTCGATAATCGGAGGAAATGACCAGCCAGATCGCTTCGCTTCGCGACGTCGGTTCGGACACCACAAAACTTCCACTCGTGGTCGACGTCGCATCACGCCACCTCCGAATTCACGCGCGTGTACTCCGCCACATCCGGCGTCCCGCAGTAGAGACACCTTCCGATCAGCCCCGCCAGCGAGTACCAGGCACAGATGAACTGACGCTCTTCCTGACAGTGTTCGCAGAAGCGCATGAACTCGACGCGAGTGTCGAGGGCCGCGACTCCCCCAGGAATTCCGCAACCCTCGTCACTCCGGCTGACTGAGCCGGGAAGGCTAGGTTTCTCAGTCGGCAAATTGTTTACGCTTCCCATTCGTCAAGCCCTCCCTTTTCAACTTCCCTCAGAATCCCGGTTCGCGTTCTTCACTCACCGTGATTTTGAAAACCTTCATCGGACTCTGCCCCGGCTTGGTAAACGACGAATCGTCGCGTTCATAGCGAATCTCGACGTAGTGGCCAATGTGATGGGGTGTGAGTTTTTTGTCGAGGTCCGCCGTGCCGAGACAAGTGAACCGGCCGCCGCCTTCAGCTTGAAACAGATACTCCATCGCCTGTTTTCCTTTGACCGGAACAGGTTCGATCGAGATCAAAATCCCGGCTGCGAGCTGACCCTGTTTGTTGAAGGTGAACTGCTCCGGCGCTTTAACTTCCTGCATCTTTCGCCGAGTGATTGGAGTTGCTGGTGCTGTTGCCATCGGTATTGCTCCTTACGCGGCTGGTTGCCGCGATGCCGTGTACTTCGCGCGCGAAAACGCCCGCACGCCGTCGTCGAAAGCGTCCGCCCATGCCGGGGTTCTTTCCTGACCGGGACGAGGCGCATACTTGTGACGCAAAAACAAACCGGGACGGAACGAAGCGCTCTCCTCAAAATCTCTCGCCACCTCATCCGGCGCGCGCGATTGCACGCGCAGAATCCCGTCAAAATCCATACTGACTTGCTGCGGTTTGATCCGGCCCAGAGCGACCAACTCCGTCGAATCACAATCGGGGCAGTGACTCTGCACCGGAGCTTCTTCGTCGGCAACCGACAGCCCATAAAAACTGCCGTAGGTACGAACGAAGCGTTTTTTGTGAACAGCGAGCAACAGAGTTTCGAGCGCATGCGGGTTGCCGATCAGGTCGGAAACTTTCGTGACATACTTAATCAACTCGCTCACCGTCCCCGCATCCGCCGCGCGAATGAAGGCAGTCTGGCCGCGATGTTCTGACGCTTCACTCCACGCCTGGCGTAATTCCTCGAAAGGGAAGTACTCGCCTTCCATCAGCACATTCAGGTGCGGGTGCCAAGTGTCTTCCTCGCGGTTGTAGGTGACTTCGAGCGCAACGATGCAACCCTTGACTTTGTTTTTCCAGCGCACTGAGCGGCGCAGCCGAGTCCACGACTCCCACAGAAGATTCATCCCCTCAGCCACATTTTCAGAGTTGCGCTCCGCTAAGACTGCGTAGCGCAGAGAAGTCTTCTCCCGACCCAGAAGGAAACGCTCCATCCGGGAGCCGAGCACCTTCGCACGACGATGAGAACAGTGCGGGCAAACCCGAACCGAGCAGGAGTTCTCAGCTTCGGCCCAGTCGTGGCTGTTCCGGCAGCGCCAGTGGCGGAAACTGCGATGGCAGTCAGAACAGGCCGCCGCTTTCCTCCGAACCCGATGATTTTTTGCCTGCTTCAAGGTCTCCACCAACCCCGCCTGAATCTCGTAACGATCTAAGAGACGAAACTCCGTCCCGAGAAATTGTTGAGGCCCAGAATCCAAAACACCCCAAGAGCCAAAAACCCTAGAATCAAGAGCTTCGGTTTGATCTGTCGACTTATTCACTGGTATCAAGTAAAGAAACCAACACCCTAAAATCCCTCCCTGTGAAACCGCCGTTTGGGTGGCTCCACGCATTCCAGGTTTTTTGTTCCCAGCTCGGGCAGCAGCCGGGGCAAAATTCGCCCCGGCCTTCGGACCAGGTTTTTTCTTCCAGCTCTGGCAGACGATTCCTGCTCTCTTCGCTCGGTCGGGAGTTCGGGAACAGGATTGAGTGCCGCAGGGCGTGCCGTCGCTGTCGCGAAATCAAAAACCTGGTAGAAATCGATTCCGCTCTGGGTGTTGCGCCTTGCGACACTCAACTCCATTCCCGCGAGTGCCAGGTGAGCCTTCAGCGCCGCGAGGTGAAACGCGGAAGGCTTGCCGCCATTGCGGGCGGCGTTGTGGTCGATGTCGGTCAGCTCGGGAAGGAATGGCCGGAGGGACTCAAGAGCTTCCCGCGCAGCTTCGGCGAAGCGCGCTTTTCCGCTTGAGCACGCGGACGGATTGTGGGATGCTGTCGATTGAGTCGCCATGCCTGGTGTACTCGCTTTGGTCTTCGGCGCGAGAGTTCGAGCTCTCGCGCCGATGTGTTTTCACGCCACCTGATCTTCCTCAGGCGGACGCGGAAAAATTCGCACCGTTCCCATCGGCTTGCGCGGCGACGATCCGGCCCACGGGTCGGACAGCGGCTCGGGTTTCCAGTTGCCCGCCTCGTCGTAGAACAGCGGGTACTCTTTGCCGAGCAGCGCTTTTCTGCGCGCCACAATCGACGGCCAAACTTTTGAGGGATGCAGACCGAGCACGATGTAGCTCGCGTGAACGGCGGGGTTGCGGACGTTCCGCGCCGCATAGAGAACCGCGATGTAGGCGATCCGATAGTCGGCCTGAAAATTGGGGTTGGGTTCGCACACTTCGGACTGCCACAGGCGCGCGAGAACGCGCCTGACCAGCGAAGCAACTTGCATGTCGAGGCTCTTCGGGGGAAGCGCCTTGGACGCCCACAGCGAAACGCTGGATTGTAGCCAGCGAGAGCGGCGCCAGGATCACGAAAAGGGCGAAGGGAATCTCAGGCGACACGGGTGCGCCTCCTGATGCTGGCCCTTGCTGGTTTTCTTTTGGGAGTTAGTTCCGGTGTCCGATAACAGGTATCGGGTACATAGACTGCGCGAGCGTCCTGTGGGGTGATCGTGTCGAACAATTGAGGCTCTCCGCCGCCACCGCCATTCCCGCCACCACCTCCGCCGCCCTTGCGTTTCTTCGCGCGGTGACGCCGCACTCGTCCCATGGTCGAGTGTTCCGGGGTGCAGAATTCCTTGCGCGGGTTGTCGGTCTCAAACTCCAGTCCACATTCAGCAAGGGGGCAGATTCGCTTGAATCGCATGGGTGACACGGTAACTGTTACCCGTTTCACTGTCAAGCGAAATCGTAGCTCCGGAACAAACAAGTCAACTCAGGTGGACCCAGCGGAGGGGTACTGCGGGCGGGAAAAGCGAAAACGCAGGATCAGGCGGGAACAGCCACATCCACCGAGTACGAGTAGCTCAGCGGGGTTTCGGTGCGGATGCGCGCGGCGGCAGTTTCGCCCATCTCTTCGATAAAAAGCTGGGACCAGGACGGGTAGCGGCCCTGGTTGGTTTTCACGAAGGAAAATTCCGGGGCGTTCTGCGTGGGCCGCCACTCCCCGGCTTCGAGCCGCTTCGCCAATTTCTTCTCGACCTGCTCCGGGCTGAGCGCCTTGAGATCGTCTTCGCTCTTGATGCCGAGAACTTTTTCCGCGAGCTTCAGCCGGCGGAACTTCACTTCCGACTCCGCGAAGCTGGCTTTCTTTTTGGCGTCGGCAAACTTGCGCTCCCACTCGGCGAGTTCGAGCAGTTCGTCTTTGGTGACGAGTTCGAGAGCGTTGGGCTCCACGAGTGTGTAGCCGTCCTCGAACTCTTTCGCCGGTGAAAAGCTGAAATACCCGCCATCGTACTGCACGAAATACATTCCAGCTTCCGGAGTCGGTTTGTGTTTGAGCTGAGAGGCAGTGAGAGCGCGAACAGCGAAGCGGGCATCTTTAAACACGAGCGCGACGCCCTGCCCATCCTCGTCAATGTGAACCTTGGCGATCTTCAGCGCTCCAACTTTCTTGTGGCACTGATAGACCGGCAACTCGCGGGCGTTTTGTGAGGCGTTCGTCATCGGCTTCAGTACAGCGACAACCCATTCAGCGCAATCGCAGCGTTGGCCGTCATGCGCGCGTCCCGGATCAGGCGGATCGCGGCGGCGAGATCCGCTCCGCGCGGACAGTTCGCCAGGACAACTTCGGCGAAATTCTTGGCGGCCTGATTGATCGCGGCGTACTTCGGGATCGTGAAATCATTCGGCGCGTGGTACTTGAAAAATTCGGCGACGATCTCTTCGCTCGTCATCGCGCGCTGGGGTGCTGTCGTGCGGCAATCGGCCAATCGGCGATTCTCAGCATCCTTCGCTCGGCGGAGGAACCCTTCATCGAAGGGATTCGACGGCTGCGCTTGCGTTTTCTCGGTGTCGAATTCCATGCGGCCACTGTACTTTCGTGCTGTGTTGACTGACTAGATACCCAAGGTAACCAGCCCCGATCAGGGTTTGTTAATTAACCCGGCGATGGTTTATTAATTAACTCCTGAGAGGTGATCCCTGATGGCCCGCCCCCGAAGCCCGCAAATCTGCTGTTCGTCGCTCTGTCGCCGTGAAATCCTGCCCTCTGAGAGCGCTGTGGCCGTCTCCTGCTTCGCTCAAACCGTGGGGATGGGCAAGCAACGCACCTCAAAATCCCAGCGCTACTTCCTCTGCCCGCAGTGCGCCACGCGGATCACGCTCGAAAAAGAGCCGTCGAAAAACGCCCCTTTCGACCAGGCCATCTTCCGTATCCTGCTCGACCTGGTGGGAGCCGTGCCGGATGTTTCCGAGGCGACGTTCCGCCAACTGCAACAGCGGCGGCAGGACATTCTCTATCCGGTCGTGAACGCGCTCACTGAGGGGGAAATCCTGCCGCCCGTGAAGCGCCTGAAGGAAGCAAGCTAGGCGGCGGAGTCTCCCACTGCGCCTGGACGCCTCTCTTCATGTCCCGGAGCGCGCACACCCGGCAACGCTTGTCCGCCCACACTCCGGAGAGAATGTGTTCCAGGTGTTGATAGAAGTGCGCCGCCGAAATTTGCTCGCCGTGCTTCACTTCCGTACCGCCACGCAGTTCAGGTGGACCCGCACGCCGTCACACATCAGGTCCCCATCCGGCAGGGTAGGGCAGGGCTTGGTGAAGTCGGTGATCCGCACCTTCATGCAGTTCGCCGGGATCGTGACTCTCGCCGCGCGCGTGCCGCAACCAACCAGCAGAAGGCACGCGAACAGCAAGAGTCGGCGCATAGCTCAGAGCGAACCTTACTCCGCGTAGCCGAACAGCAAGCCGACGACGGGCCGATAGCCCGATCCCCCAACCGAGGATTTCACCACGCGCACATTGGGAAAAATCCGCCAGTTGCCCTTGATCTTGATGGGGGCCATCGCGCCCGTGCTCCACGCCCAGCCTGTATTTGTTCCGGTGTAGGAGATGCCCGCCGAGCTGGGGACGAAGATGGGCACTTTGCCGATGCTGAAAACTTTCTGCGCGATGCCGCCGCTGAAGTTGGTCGTCACCGTGAAGGGATTCACGCTGGCAGGGAGCACATCGACAACCGTGAAGGCATAGGTCCCCGATCCGTCGTTGACCAGGTGCGCGTATATGCCAGTTCCCGCGATCGCAGGCGAGGCGCCGCTGTCGAACGAAATTCCAGCCGCGTAGATGTTCGCGATCGGTGCGGGCGTGGCGGGCGGCGCTGTTTGCGTGAAGCCGGGCTGCACCAGAGCCAGCAGAACGAATCCGAGCGCGATCGCTTTCACTGCCTGCGGACCAGTCGGCCCATTTGAGTCTTTGTCCTTCGGCGCCGTCGCGTGGTAGGCCGCCAGAGCTGCGCCCAGCAGAATCGCAAAGACGGTGTGCGGATGCGCGCCGATGTAAGCGTTGATCGACGGGGTTTCAAACGAAATGACCAGGCTGAGCAGACTGGCATAGCTCGTCCAGTGAGAAAAAAGAGTGGTGAAGTACTTCATAGCTTCCCTCCATAGGATGATGCGTTCGATCAGGTTGAGATCGTTGTTCACTGAATTCGCTGAGAGCTGAAGTCCTGGTAGATCGAGAGGACCTTCTTCGCGCGATCGGGATCGGTCGACCAGGTCTGAGAAACTTCAGTGATATAAGTCTGTGCGTCGGTCGCAGCCAGCGCAGCCGCGTAGTGTGAGTACAAAGTCGAGAGCCGCTTCAGTGTTGACAACCGGTCGGCGAAACAACTTGCCCAGTCCGGATACTTCACCCACTCCGATTCGCAGGTCACCCACTCGCTGTTGAGAAATTCCCGCGTGGGCAGCGCCATCACGCCGCACGCCGGATTGGGATGCTGGTGCTGCTTCATGCCAAACAGATTGTTTCCCTCGCGCGCTAAAACGCTTGCGCCCCAGCCGGATTCGAGCGCGGCTTCACACGCCGCCATCTGCGGGAAGGGATGCTGCACCTTCATGGCTTCGGCCGTCGCGCGATCGAGGAACTGGCGCTGGAGAGGGTTCATAGCTCAGAGCTTTACGATTGCGGGCTATCGCGCCCAGGCGTCGCAGGTGAGGATGTCGCTGGCTGCCCAGGCGGTTGCGACTCCGCTGGTATTGAACTGCGTCACGGTCGCCGTAGTAGTGCTCGATGCCGTCTGCTTGGTGATGAACACGGAGGCCGACTGAGTGGTCAAGTCGTCGCAGGTCACGCGCCAGCCGTTCGTGGCGGCCGGCAGCCCAATGACCCCCGAGGTGGCCGTTCCGCCCGTGCCCACATTGATGGTGAAGGTTGCGGTTCCGTTGTTGTTGACAATCGAGGGCGAGGTGCCGAAGCCGGAGCTGATGGTGGGCGCCGTCGCGCTGGTGAGCACATTGGCCAGAGTGATAGCGGGCGTGGTGATCTTGGTGACAAACGTCGGAGAAGTCGCGAGAACTCCGGTTCCGGTTCCGGTCGCACTCGCCGGGTTGGTGAGCACCCACTTCGTGTTCGCGGCGTCATAGAGGAAGCAGGCGAGTTTCGTCGTCACCATGTCGTTGATGGTGGCCAGCGCCCCGTTCTGCTTGACGATGGTCGTGACTCCGAGTGAGTTCACGTTCAGCGTCGGTGCGCCGTTAGTGTTCGAGTTCAGCGGGACGAAGCACAACTGATTGCCGTTCGCGAGCGAGGTCATCTGCGGGCTCAGGTTGTTCACCACGTAGGCGTTCACTGCACCGGAATCGGTGCCCACCTGGATGTTGGTCGGCATTTTCACCGTGCTTGAAAAAGTCGTGGGGCCGAAAACGCTGGCCGACGCCGACGAAGTCCAGTCGGCCTGATAGCCCAGCAAAGGCTGCAATCCGCTGACGGTGTCCCCATCGTCCTGGACGGCTATGTTGGTTGGGGAGCAGCGCGTCGTGGTGGAATTGCCCGAGCCTTGCGGACAGAGCCCCTTGCCGGAAAAAGCGCCAGCGGTGCTCGACAGGTGAATCAGGTTTCCCGAGCCCGACTGTTGCGAACCTTCAATCGCATTGAACACGCCGCGCGCCCCGTCTGTGGCGAAGAAGTTGTCATTCCCGCTCGACATTTCCATGTGCACGTGATCGTGGCCGACGCGGGCGCGGAAACCCTGCTCGACGAAGCAGGTGCTGGCCGTTCCTCCGGCGCGCAGTGCGCAGGTCACGTTGTGGATTTCCCGGAAGCATCCGGAGGTTCCCCCACTGTTGCCGCGGCCGTCGCAGATGAATCCGTAGAACGGGACCGCGCCAGATGTGGGGCCGCCCGACATCTGAACCTGCGACCAGGTGGAGTTCGGTGTTTGCGTGTCGCTGTAGATGAAGGCCCCGGAAATCCCGGTGTAGCCGCCGCAGTCGCCGTAGATCGTCGTCTCCCCGTTGTTCGATCCGCCATGCTCCTGCACGTTGAAATCCCAGATCAGGACGTTCGGGTTGTTGACGCCGTGGCCCGTGGGCTGGCAGCCATAAGCGGCATCCCGCAGTTGCGCGGCGAAGGAGACCGAAACGCCCGGCGTCCCCATCACAATCAACGGATTGCTCAAGTCCACCGAGTTGCCGGTTTTTTCTTCCGACTCCATCGGGAAAGAAGACGACAGCGTTTGGATCGCCGACATCAGCACCGTCGAAGCGCCGCCCGAAACCTTGCAGTCATTGTTCGAGTCCACTGTGCCGGGGGCTCCGCAAGTGGTAGCGACACCTGGCTGCTGCACGATGTAGTTTCCATTCAGCGCGGACGCGATGCCGATGCGATAGTCCGTCTTGGCCAGCGATCCCGACAGGCCGCCCGTGGGTGCGGGGATGTTCAAGACTGAAGTGACGCCGCCGCAAGTTACGTCCTGCGTCACGTAGGCGCCAGGTCCGGGGAATGGCGTGCTGCCCGCATGGGTTTGCAGGTTCACCACGAACTGCACGGCCACATGGAACGTTCCGCCAGCTCCTCCTGTGCCAGAGCAGGTGATCGTTCCGAGAGTCGGAATTCCGGCTGGGCCCGGAAAGTTCATCGGATCGTTCATGATCAGCGAGCCGCCGGACATGTCCGCCCCACTGCCCACTGGCCCGAGACCACTCACCGTTGACTGCGCCCCGAGGATGATGGGCACGGCGCTCAGAATGCAGTAAATGTGGGTTGTATCGCAGAGCGTGCTGTGGACCGAGCCGGGGACTAGCCTCCACTCGGGCGCGAAGTTCGGCGGGAAGGGATTGACGAGAATATTTTCGGGCGGGCTGTAAATCACTTGCGTTCGCAGTCCCTGATTCGTGTTCGGCGCGGGAGCGTTGAACCACTCCGCATAATCAGCAGCCTGCTGGGTTGTGGTGAAAGTGCAGGTGGCGCAGATGAAACTCCAGTTGTTCAGGGTTGGACCGAACGAAGAAAACACGCCCGGCCCCGCAATGTTGAGCCCACCGGTTGAGTTGAGTGTTGTCGTCGGCGGAGTCGTCCCGTCTCCCGTGGCTCCCTGATCATTGAAGGTGCACAGCGTGCTGGCTCCGCGATTCAAAACACAGGTGTTCGTCCAGCCCGTCCCCGAAGAGTTTGATCCCACCGGGACATTCGCCAGCTTGCCCGTGACTCCGCCGACCGTTCGGTAAATATCGAAGCTCGAAACGCCGGCCGATCCTGTGTAGGTCGCGTTGTTGAAATTCGAGCCGTTGAGAGTCGCGTTGCCCGTCGTAGTCGAGCGCGTAGCTCCGCAGACTGCGCCGCCGTTTCCATCTTTCGAGCACAGCGCGTAGGTGTAGGTGGTCGAGCCCGGAGCTCCGGCATTGCCCACTGTGGCGAAGCTCTGCGCCGCGATCTGCCCCGTGGTGAGCGCGGACAGTCCGGTGAAGGACGCGAAGACCGGAACACTGCCGCCCGTACTGGAGATGGCTCCTGCGAAAATTCCCTGCGATCCGAGATAGGCCGGAGCCACAGTATCGTTCAGGAAAGCCCAGTCGCTCGTGCGATACGCGCCTCGCACCCACATACCAAACTGCGAAGAAAAATTTCCCGAGTTCGAGTAAGGGGCGTCATAATCGACGACGGTTGTATTTGTGGCTCCTCCGCCGTTCGAAGTCACCGACTCAAACGAAGCGAAAATTGCGCCATTGTTATTCGCCGCTGCGGAAACACTGATCTGACCCTGCACTCCGATCGCGCAGACCGAGCATCCGCCGTAAAGGGCAGTCGTCGCATTCTGGCCAAAGCTTCCGGTCACGGCTTTTGAGATTGTCGTAAGCGTGCTGTTGTGGGTGTCGTCGATGACGATGCGTGCTCCGTCCTGGCCTTGATCCGGTCCGGAGCCGAATCCCGTCGGTGAACCCTTGATCCCAACTTCTCCGTAGATGCCCTGGATGCGGCTGTTCGACTGATTGCCGGAGATCGAGGCCAGGGGTTCAATGCGGAAGGCAAAGGCTCTATCGTCCGCGGCCGTCGAAGTCGTGTTCCCGTTGCCCCAGGTGTGGTAGATCGACACCAGGGCGTTCTTCATGAAGATGGGCAGGGAGGTGTCGTTGAAGTAGTGGCGGAAACAATCGGAGGGAGTTCCTGCCCCGAGGCCCCCCGGCGTGGTGGTTTCATCGACTCCCACGAATGAGGCGTAGCTCGTGTCGGCGCGCTGAAAAGTTCCGGTGGCGTTCATGCCGGTGGGACAAAAATTCGTGAAGGCGGGCATTCCCGGCGGAGAGGTTGAAGGGAAGGCCAGGCCGTTGGTGAGACTCACCGAAGTCGAGCAGGCCCAGACTGAGCCCGTCCATTGCAGGATTTGCCCGGCAGCGCAGCTTTGCAGAAGCCCCAGATTCAGAGTTCCAGTGAGTCCCCCTCCGCTCAATCCGCTGCTCGATCCCGTGGTGACGCCGGTGATCGTGCCGATCCCGCCCCCGCCGCTGAGAAGTGTTACCTGGTAGCTCTGCCCGACGAATCCTAGCGCACTCACCGTGACGGTGTAGGTGCCGGCCGCGGCCGCGAACTGGTAGTTCCCTAGAAAGTCCGAAGGGAACGGGTTCGACAGTGGTACCGTCAGCGCGGCATCTTTGAAGATCGTATTGGTCAGCGCCGGAGAACAGGGAATCCCGCTGGCGTTCGGCCCGCACACCGTGATCGTCGCGCTGGCGATCGGGCTGGTGAAGCCGTTGACCACCTTGAAGGCGGTCTGGGGCGGGATGAACGCGCCCTGCCCGGAGGCGAGCGAGATCCCCGCGACAGCGAAGAGCACACACAATAAGATTTTTCGCATGGGACTGAAGTGAGAGGGAGAAAGTTTTCGACTATGGAACGCCGATCGCCATCCAGTTGATTCCGCCCGTCGCCGAGGCGTTATAGGCGCACGAGGTTTTCGAGGCGCCGGCCGTTTGCAAATTGCAGCTGCCATTGATCCCGGTGCAGAAGCAGGTCGGAACCGCGGTCTAGTAGGGAATCGGAAAAGTCTCGGCCGAGCAGGAGCCACTGGTGCAGCCCGAATCGGTTGCGTACTGGATCAGCTGTCCGCCGGCGAAGATCGAGATGCTGCACCAGACATTCACTCCGTCGGAGTGGCACTGCGCGGTCGTATTCCGCGACATGGTGAAGTTGGCCTGGCCGTTCACCTGGCCGGCGTCCGGGGCGATCGTCAACGTGTTGGTGCTCGTGTCGGTGCGGGTGATGGTCCAGAGCGTTCCGGTGATCAGGCGCGGGACCGTGATGGAATAAGAGCCGCTGGCAACCGAAGCGTGAATCACGCAGTCCGCGGCCGTCAGAGTGTAGGCCGCAGTTTTGCTTTGCACTGTGCAGCCGGGACTGAGGGCGCGCGCGTTGGTGCCATCCCAGAGATAGACCGCGAGCGTGACCGCATTTGCGGCCTGCGCGACGGGCACACCGCCGATCACATTCGCCGGCCAGACAAAAGTTCTCCCGCCGGTTGCGTCCTGCGTGAGTTCAAACGAGACGACGGAAGGGACAGGCAGTGAAGTCATCGTCAGCGTCGAACTGGTCACGTTTCCCGTCAAGAGCATCGTGAAGAGCTGGTCCTGTGCCGTCGCGGCGAAGGTCGGAGTCGCCGAGAATGTGACGGGCGCAACCGCCGGTGCAGTGCCGCCGGAATCCACCAGGTCGAAGCCGTTCGCGGCGAAGCCGGGCAGGTGCGCGCTGACGGCCGCAGTCTCCGGAGTGGTCGGGATGCTGCCATATGCGCCGTTATTGTTCGAGATCGAGAGCCGGTGCGTGCTGCTGTTCGGGCAAAGATAATCGAAGCTCAGAAAACTGATGGCGCAGGAAATCTCCGGGAATTTGATCGTTCCCCCGGACCACTGCAGAATGTCGCTCGTGTCCTTCGAGATGCAGAGGTTCGCCGTGCCCGCTGCATTGCGCCAGCAGATTGCATCCGCCGAGGCCAGGCGAAGAACGCCGGTAGATGCGGGCAGCGCGGTGCCGGAAATAAAAGTTCCGGTGAAGATGCTTCCTCCACCCGAACATCCTGGACAGGCGGGAACCTGATCGACGGAGAACAGGACGTCGGCGGGCGCGCAGGTCGGCCCATCATTTTGCAGGCAGAGCACGAACTTGTAAATTGAAACCGAATTCAGCCAGATCGCGACGCGCGCTCCTGAGCCGAAGGGAATCGGATTCGGATTGAGAGTGGAGCCGGTGGCATCGGTGTAGGTCGCCTGTTGGGTGGAAGTTCCCGCCTGGAAGCTGTAGAGCACGCCCGCGGTGAGAGGCTTGCCGTTGTTGTCGAAGAACTGCGCGTTGCCGAGCGACATGAAGGGCGTGACCTGGCCGTGAGAGAAGGAAGCCAGTGCGAGCACGAGCGCGAAGATCAGGACGGAGTAGCGGGCGATGGTGGTTTTCATTGGACTGTGAGTGCTGCTTTCCGCGCGCGAAACTTTTCTAGATTTTCGGGCGTCAGTGATTCCCGCAATATGCCTTCGAGATCCTCTTCGGGGTCGGGAACAGTTGGTTCCGCGGCCGTTTTAACTCCGCTCTTCCGCTCGATGTCGTGCGCGATCCCGCGAAGTCGATCCAGCAGAGGATCGCCGGATGGAACGATTGCCGCGGGAGGGGTTACGGGCGCGGGTTTCGGAGCGGGAGGCGGTGCCGCAGGTTTTCGCGCCGACGCTTTGCGTGCTGCTGTTGCGGGATCGAGATCAGAGAGCGGTCGCGTTGGTTTCGCTGTCGGTGTCCACTCATCCATGCCGCCAGCGAAAGGCTTGTTCTCGCCAGTAGCATCGGGTTCGGGCGTGGGTTTCGGCGGTTTTTCTCCAGCGTACGGAACGTTCTCGCCAGTGGCATCGAGCTTCGGCGTCGCGCTTGGTTTCTTGGTGAAAGTCTCGGGGGCCGCGTCGATGGCGCGCGAGAGTGTTGCGGAAAAAACTCTGCCGCCGAGCTCCGATGCGGCGAGCGCTGTAGGTACAGCCGCTGCATGGCCGAGAACGCCGCCAGGATCGCCTTCGGCCGCGGACTTCTCTTCGCCTGAAACATTGACGCCCAACATTTCATTCGCGGAAGCCCCAACCGAGTAGAGCGTGCCGTGTTCTTTTGTTCGTTGTGCGTTTTTTGCCTGAGCCGCGGCGCTCTGCTGATCCGCGATCCGCATCTTCTGTGCTTCTGTAAGATTCGGATCGGTCATTGGGTCGTCATCCGTGACCGCGTGGAGGAGAGATGCGGGAATCGATGTCACGTCATCGAGCAGCGTGGCCCAGAAGCCCGGATGCTTCACGTCCTGCTGTTCCAATCGCATCAGTGTGCCGCCCGCTTTATAGGCTTCCTGTGTGCGGTTCGCGGGTACGAAACGAATGGACTTGTCTGGAGCGGTGAACTTCACTGCGGGCATGCCACCGGCCTTGACGGCTTGCGCAAGCATCTCCGGAGGAACGTCTCGCAGAACACCTTGCGGATCAAAAACGGGAATCGGTTGTGTGCTCATCAGTGCGTGGGCATGTTGTCCCAGCTAAAAGCGCCGGGAGCGGTGGCATTCTTTTTCTGCCCCCAAACTTCAGACTCAATCTCGCGCGGCGATTTGATTCCCGGTAATTGCGGCAATCCCTGACCGACGACGTGGAGGTTCTGTTTGAACGCGGCGAGCGAGCGAGTGGAGTAATCGGGATCGGTGATCGAAGGATCGGGCAATGCCTGCGTGAGCAGGTCCATCCCTTTGTCGCTGCCGCGGGCGCTTCCAGAGAGAACAGTCTTATAGCCCAACATGGCTTCCCGCGCGTTGCGAAAAGCGATGAGCTGATCCCGTGCGTTCGCGCTGAGACCTTGCAGATTTTGTTTATTGAGTGCGGCGTCGATGCGCTCCGTTGGGATTTCCAAACCAACGCCGCCGAAAAGTCCGCTGGGGTGCAGCCCAGCCTTTAATTTGTCGGTGCCCAGCAGCGCCGCAATGTTGCTTTGATCCTGGGAGCTGATCGGCTTCTGAAGTGATTGTTCGTACTCAGCCAGTTTCTGATGCACGTCGCCGAGCCGGTTGGTGAGCATCGTGTCTTCGCGCACATCTTTTTCCGTGACGGGACGGAAAGCCTGCATTTTTCCGCCCGATTGCAGATAGGCCGTCTGGTCCGTGAGCTTCGTGGTGCCCGTTGCGGGATCGAAGGCATAGCCGGGCTTCGCAAGCCCTTCCATAAGCTGCTTGGTTTTCGCTTCGATTTCTGCGGTCTGAATCTTCAGCGGCTGCGTGGCTTTCGCGACGGCGACTTCTTTCTTTCCCTCGCCCTGCATCTCTGGAGACAGCCCGGTCGCGGGATCGATCACGCCCTGCGCCGCTTTCGCCGCCTCGAATTTCGATTTGTGGAAGTCCGCGATCTTGCCGTCGAGTCCGATCAGCGTTGCCATCGCAGGCAGATGTTCGAGGTCCGCTGCGAAGACGTGCGCGAGATCATCTTTCGGAACGCCCGCGTAGGCTGTGGGGTTCTTGACGAGATCCTGCTTCAGCGCCGCCAGCATGTCTCCAGCTTTCGCGGTGGGTGCATCGAGCACGCCGCCGATTTTGTCGGCGAGGATCTTCATGCCCTTGTCCCGCGTGCCTGCATTCGCTTCGCCGGTTTGCGCGATCGCCTTTTGCGTGTCCGCGATTTTCGCGGAGCGCTCGATCATCCCCTGCGTCATCGACATCGCATCTTTCGGAAGCACCCCCGACTGGATCAGTGAAGTGGTGAGGCCGTTGGGATCGAAGCCCATCCCGCTTGATTGCGCCGCGTCGGTGCCGGTGAATTTGTCGAGGAACTTCGGATCGCTCCAGGCCTTCATCATCGCTTTCTGCGAATCCATCTCCAGTTGCCGCTGCTGATTTTCGAGCGTTTGCGCTTGAATGCTCTGCCGCGCCTGCTCCTGCTGCAACGGCTGCATCGCCTGCTGGCCCTGGAGCGATTTCAGTTGCAGCATCTTGCCGTACTGATCGAGCGCAGACGGCATCTGCGGGATGTTGGTCTGAAACGAAGGCATCGCTGGAAGTTCAAAGGCCATTTACATCAAGCTCCTGAGCGGCATCTGAGCGCCGCCAAAACCGAAGGGCATGCGAACTGGGTTCACCGGCAGCCGTCGCGGGTCGATCGACTGGACAGGACCGCCCACCGGCTGCATCGTCCCGCCACCACCGCCAGCTTGAAGCGGATCGCCAACTGGACGTGCGGGAGTTCCGACTGGCTGATAAGGCGCTGGAGTGCCCACAGGACGCATAGGAACGCCACCTGGAGCGCCCGGAGCACCGGGAGGATTTGCACCGAACCCGCCACCACCCCCGCCCCACTGTGGCGGCTGTCCGCCCCATGGAGGCATCGGGACACCGCCGCCGAAGAACGGTGGGAAGCCGCCGCCGCCGCCAAAATTGCCGAAGCCTCCGAAGCCGCCCGAACCGCCCCAGCCCGCTCCGTAACCGCCGCCGCCACCGAGTAGTGAGTTGAGTGCCATCATGATGGGAGTGTCCCCGGAGTTGGATTGAAGGTGTTGGGAACGCTGAGCCAGGTGCTCGGATCAAGGCCGCTTAGACTGCCCCCGCCCCCGCCGCCGCCGAGCAACGAACTGAGCGACAACGTGCTGCCGATCGAATTCGCCATTCCCGGCAGGATCGAGCCGTAAGCATTTGCTGCCCCGATCGTGCCCTGAGCCTGGGCTGCACCCTTCTGCCCCATCAGTGAGGCGATGTCGCCGCCCATATTGGCCCTGAATTGCTCCGCGCCCTGCGTCGCGTTCAAGCCTTCCCCTGACAATCCCATCAGCCGCGAGTACTGATCCTGCTGGTTGTTCCGGAACTGGTTATAGGCTGTCTGGTACTGCGTGAACGCATTGTTGAAGACGTTCTGATAGTTCGAGCTGGCCGTGCCCTGCGCGAAGTTGTTGAGATCGGCGAGTGTGCGCCCCGAGAGCAGTCCGCCCCGGCCGGCGGCGGAGTTCTGCATCGCGTTCTCGCCCTGCTGCAGCTGGAACTGATAGCCCGGTGTCGCCTCAGCCTGAGCTGCGGTGGGAGCCTGGAACGTTCCCGACCAGGGCGTGAGCAGCCCCGATCCTGGCGTGCCCAGCAGGCTCGACAGCGTCGTCGTCGCACCCTTGCCCGCATCGAGATAAGGCCGATAATCCTGCAGCCCCGCCTTCTCGTCGGACTGAAGCGAGTTCTCCGCTTTCTGTAGCCCTGCCTCATATTCCTGCGCCGCTTTTTCCGACGCACTGGCGCCGAACAGCCCGCTGAAGAGGGAACCGCCCGCGCTGATAGCTCCGACCGTGAGTAGTCCACCGAAAGGCATGAGAGTTTTTGGTTTTACGAAATCAGAGGTGTCGAACCTGCGCCAGGTGTTCGGTCACCGTGCCGTACTTGGCGAAGAGGTGTTTCTCGAAATCGGTGTTGGGAAATGCGAAGTAGACGGGGATGCCGCGGCTCCGCAGTTCGTTGTCGAGACACTGGCGCAATTCGTAGGTGTGGCCTTTGCGACGAAATTCTTCCTTGACCCAGGAGCCGGCCGCATGCACCGCCGCTTGCACCGCCGCGAAGCCGACAATCTTCTTATCGTGTTCGAGGAGCGCAACCACGGCCTGGCCCGGAAGGAAGCGAACATTGCCGAGGGACACCGACATCCAGCTCAGGTTCTGAATCTCTTCCTCGGTTGCGATCCGGACTTCCATCAGCTGCGCTCCATGACCAAAAGCTGCGAGGCGTTCACCAGGTTCAACACGTTTCCGTTGGGCGCGACGACTGCGAAGTAGTAGCTGTACTTTTTGGTGACATCGAGGCCGCTGTCGAGAAATGACAGCGTGCCCGACTCGTTCACTCCGGCCGTCATCGCTCCACCGGCGAAGGAATCTCCGCTCACGATCACATCGCCCGCATTCGGCGCCGCGCCATCGGCGGGAATCCCGCTCCCAACAGCCGGTGCGAGCGTGCGATAGACGAAGAGATAGACCGGGCCGATGGAGTTGACGTTGAAGGTGACTCGCGCTTTCACGGTGAACTCCGCGTAGCGCTTGGGTTGCAGCGGCCCCACACCGATGCCTGTCGATTGCGCGTTCCCGTTGGCCAGCACGGCCGTGTTCGGCGCCGTCGCGCTGAGCCGGTTGAGGACCGGCCGCTTGAGTAAATCGTTCAAGCCCTGCAGCCAGCGCATGCGGTTAAAACCGGAATTGACTTCCGGCTCCTGGCTGTCCCAGTGCTGCGGGACGAGTGTTTCTAAAAGTTCACGGCTCGGCATTTCTTCAGCTCACGCGGGCGATCGACTTCGCCCAGCGTTCTTTCGTGTCCTCGGTGCCGTTCACGTAGGCATCGGCGATTCTCCAGACGATCGGATCGCTGACCGTGACCTTCGGCGTCCAGCTCCGCCAGCTTCCCAGGCGAGAATCGCGGGCGATCTTTTTGAACTGCCCCGCCTGGCCGCACGGGATCATGCGCTCCGGAGTCCAGGTTTTGCCGAAATCTTCGGAGTAGGAAAACATGGCGACGGGATCGCGCGGGTTGCCGAAAGCGTCTTTCAGTGGCGGCTGTGGTCCCATGCCCGTTTCAAAGTCCACCTGGAATTCATTAATCGGAACCGTGTTGTCGCCGCCTTCGTCGGAGATCGTGGGGCCGATGCGGGTGCGGATGATGGCCGCCCCGTTGTCGGTCAGGAAATTCGTGCTCATTTGGTACAGATTGCCCGAGGTCCGATCGCCGACCAGGTGCAGACCGAAAGCGCTGGCATGACAACGCCCGAGATGCGCGGCGGGCCGCCCATTCACGAGCGAACTGCGGCGGTGCCATTGGCCGAGATCTACGTCGAGCGACCAGGTGGCGTTGGCGGTGGGGAACCAGAGATCGTAAAAGTTCTGGCCTTCCTCCTGACGCGCCATTCCGACCGCATCGCCGATGGTCGTCTGCTGCGAGAGCCAATATTCGAGTGCGCTGTCGGAGACGCGCACCGGGATGAATCCGTTCGCAGCATAGACGACGCCCTGTCCGCGTTCATCTCCACCCAGCCACATGATCGAAGTGCCGCTGTGGGTGGCGACTCTTTGCGGCGAGTACTGCGCGGCCAGGCCCACTTCCATGAATCCGCCCGAGGCCACATCGAAAGGGAACAGCGGGGCGCCCGAGGTGTAATAGAACACCGCGCGCCGCGCACCGAAGACGCAGAGCAAGCGGTTGGCGACGATCAGGCCGGTCAACTGATCGGAAAAGACTGCAACTTGCGACACCGAAAGTCCCGGCCAGGTGGTCGCATCTTCCGGATTCGAGACGCTCCAGCTGTTGCCCGCGCTGAGGGCAATGAAGAAGCCGTCGAGAAAATCCACCATCAGCACATTGGCGGGCGGCGTCGTGATCGCCTGGAAGGTGTTCGTCGCCAGCGAGAACACCGTGAGCGTTCCTCCGGAGGCGATCAGCAATTGCGAAGGGTAGATACCGCCAACCGTGCCAGCCGAGGTCATGGTCGCGGGCAGCCCATCGTCGAGGATGTTGTTGTTCGCCGTTCCTGCCCCGCCGTAGTCGGTCACCGCGCCATTGGCCGAGATTTCAAACAGATGCGTCCCGGCGATGACAAAATGACGGCCGCTGATCGGGTACTCGCCGCGCACGGAAGGGAAGTTGCCGAGATTCGCGAACAGAGAGAGCCCGGAAGTGGGCAGCAAGATGAAAGGCACGCGCGCGTTCGGGGATTCGACCTTTTGCACGCGCCAGTTGATCAGCGATTCCGCAGAGGCCAGCGAAAGAGGCGAAGCGTAAGACGAACCTACGAAGCCGAAGCGCATTTAGTGTTTCAAGCTCCGATTGGCCGTGCCGGTGAAAATATTGCCCATCTTGCCGTAGCTGCCCACCAGCGCCTCATCGCAAGCCGCTTCTTTCGGGGCCACGTTGATCCCAGCCACGCGCGCCAGCGACATACTCGCAAGTTTCTGCACGATTTCAAATTTCTTCAGGTCGCAGGGGAACTCCGCCGCCAGCCGCATGGCCAGGTTGTAGCGCAGCATCTCGGCGTAGGCGGGCGGAAAGAAGAACTGCGACGTGAGATCAGGGAATAGTTGCAGAACGGTCCACAGGTAGAGAATCACCGGGTTCGCCTGCGTCGGCACCGGCCAGAAGTAGAGCACCATGTCGGGGAACACCGCGTTCGACGCATCCACGAAGCAAACCTGCGGCAGAATCGACGAGGTAGATTTATTGGTGACTCCCTGCCATCCCACATCGTCGACCATCTCCATCGGCAGCTCGACCGGCGTGGACTGGCTGGCCGCGTACATGATCGAAACCCGCTCCACTCGCGACGGCCGCGCCAGCAGAAAGTTCTCCGTCCCGTTCGCGTTGCCGAGCGTGTAGGACGGTTTGTTGGGAGTGAGGGTGAGTGCGAGCTGGTTCTGATCGAGTGTCTGGATGGTGACGGCCGGAATGTTGACCCGCTCGACCGAGAAAGCATCGAGCATGTCGTTCAACACAGTTTGGCAGTCCTTCAGTTCGTCATTGGCCAGGTTCAGGCCGGAACGCAGCGCTCCCACCAGGCGCAGCGCCGACTTGATGAAGTCGGTCGCCGACCTGGAGAGAGTGACGCTGGGAGTGAGCGCGGGCAAGAGTGCGGCCGGTTAGCCGTTCTCCTTCAGCCACTGAAGTTCTTCCGCCTTCGAGTTGACGATGGAGTTGGTCATGAGCCGATCCCATTCCGTCATCGCCAGCTGGAAGTTCTGTAAAGCGATGTCGCCGGGGATCGAGACGCCATTCACTTTCAGAAAGTCCTTCTGCTCGGGCTTCGGCCACTTGCCCATCATCTTCGGATACTCGTTTTTCGCGCGGTCGTATTGTTTGGGCACGTAGGTGCCATGCTTGCCCACTCCGGGCTGGTATTCGTGCGGCCCGCGGCGGATCGCTTCCTGCTTCGCGGGGTCGTCCATATTGAAGTTGCCGGTTGCCATGACGGAATTCTCCTTGTCAGGTTGAGTGAGGAACGAGTGAGAGAACGAATTGAGCCGAGAGGCTTACGCGCTCTTGGTTTCGTCTGCTTCGGCGGTCTTCGCTGCTTTCAGTTCCGCTTCGTGTTCGGGGCTGGTGGCGATCACCGGTTCGAGATGACCTTCGGGCGCGTCGGCCTTCTGAACGTGATCGACCGCCTTGGGAAACTCGACGATCGTCTTCGGGTCTTTGTCCGGAGAGTCGAGTTCGGTGGGGATGTGTTCGCCGCGCGTGGCCTGCTCGTGCGCATCGAACGGCGTGGGCTTTACGGGTGTTTTTCCATCGAGATCTGCCATGGGAATTTTCCTTTGCTGAGATTTTGGGTCGGAGTAAAAAGCTGGGCGCTGATGACGCTCAACGCCCGAAGCGTGAAGCGAAGTACTAGGACAAGCGGCTCGGAATCCACTTCTGACTGGCGGCGTTCCAGCAGAACGTCACTGGAGTGGTCGCTGCCGTGGTGGTTCCCGCGGTGGCGATGTTGCCCGCGGCGGTCCAGGTCCAGATGCCGGTTGGATTCGCAGTGAAGCACCCGCCCAACAAGGTGTTGAACCCGACTGGGATGTTGAAGCTGGTGATCGCCGCGGTTCCGCTGATATTGAAGTAAGGCCCCGACGGCGTGATCGCGCCCGCCGCCGATGCCACGGTTCCGGTCTGCACCCACGTAGGCGGAGCCGCCAGAGCATTCTGCCAGCCTGGTGCCCACGTGCCCGTTTGCGCCGAGCAGAGCCACTGCGCCCCAGTCAGCACATTCACCCACGGAGTCGTGGGCGTGCCGGCTGCGGTGCAGGTGGCCCCGTAAGGCGGATCCTGCTGAAACAGGCCGCTCGGGACGGGGTTGCCGCCGAACGCCACCGTCGCCGCATAGTTGGGACCGTAGAGCACCATGGCTCCAGACAAATGCGGTGAGGCCTGCGTTCCCAGATAGCCTCGGTTAACGACAGCGACGCACGTAGTCGTGTTGATGTTGAAGATGCCCATCGCCTCCCGGTCCACATAGATGATGCTCGATGGGGTGCCAGGAAGAATGGGACCGGCGAGGCCGGTGCAAGCGGCCAGGGTCACGGTGAGTGAGAGCGTCGGCGGAGTTCCGGAATACAGCGAAGGACCGGTCACCGCCGAAGCGAGTGTGGTTTGGGTGAGCGCAGCCTGGCCGAAGCAAGCTCCAGCCAGACCCGCCATAAGAACGAGAAGCGATGCAATTCGTTTCACAGTCATGTTGGGTTCTCTTTTCTTTTCCGGTTTGATCGACCGGTTGGGTGGGTTGGTGGAACTTACTAACTGGCGATCCGGACGGCGCCCTGCGGATACATTGTGAGCCAGCCGCCGAGCACGTCAAGCCGCATCAGCAGCCGGTCGGTGTTGATGTCCGGCATCGCCCACATGCGGATGGCGAGGCCGAGTTCTTTATCCGCGGCCATCTCCATGATGTGCTGGTTGTCGTACATCTCCAGATCGGCGCAGCCGAAGCAGAACGCCTCGGGGTGGAAAGCGACGCCGCGATAGGACTGCACCGCGGACGCGCCCTGCACCGTGATAGCCGCCGAGTTCGCCGGCGACACATCGACGGTCTGGTAAGGACCGGCGAGCGTGATGCCGTCGCCATCGACGCAGGCGATCGGGATGTTCGCCTGGCCGGAGCCGTTCGAGTTCACGTTAGCCGTCACCACAAACGGCCGCAGATCGCCTGTGGACTGCCGGGTAAGCGGGTTGATGCGGTGCACGCCGGCGAAGAAGACTACATCGCCGACCACTAGCAGGTTCGTTATGTTGTTCGACCAGCCCTGCGTCGCGATCGAGCTACCCGTCTGGTTCGCGCCGTTCACAGTTCCCGATCCGCCCTGCGTTCCGGTGGTGAACGTGGGAGCGTTCTGGGTCATGAACCAGTCAAAGCCCAGGCCTTTGGCGACCAGGCCTTTGAAGTAATCGCTCTCGCCGCCCTGGCCCTTCGCCAGATTGCGCAGGAAAGCGAATGTTGCGGTGCCGCCTCCGGTTGCGACCAGGCCCTGCAGAGCGGGAAAGATGGCACGCTGCATGCGGGGCGAGATGTGTACCGAGAGTCCTTCTTCGTCATCGACCGGGAAACCTTCATCGGCCAGGACCTGCAAGGCGTTCAAATACGTGTCCGGGGTGTTGGGGACCGTTCCGGGCGTCCCAACCTCTGCCGGCACGTTGGCGAACTGCTGCAGGCCGTCGTAGTCGATGTCGTTGGCGAGCTGCACGATCTTCGGCTTCGTCACGCGGTTGGTGAAATCATCGAGTGACAGCGCCAGATCGGAAGAGGTGAATGCGCATGCCTGTTGGTACTGCTTGTTGAGGACCAGGGGCACCGAGCGCTCGATGTAGTCCTGAAGCTGGATGCCTTGGCCGGCGGTGGATACGGAGCGCGCGGGTTTGCGGATGTTGAGGATGTAGCCGATCTTCGCGCCGGCGCGTCCGAATTTGTCGTCATAACGGCGGACGACTTTCTTGGTGAAGGAGATCGAGTTTTCAAGCACCATCAGGTTCTTGAAGCTGATCTCCTGGTTGGTAAGGACCATGTTGGCCATGAGAAATTTCCCCTAACTCACCTGCCCGCGCGCTGGGCCGTTTTGAAGGCGCGAAAATCGCGCTTCTTGGCAGCTTCGGCGCTGGTCATGGTGGAAGAAGTAGCCGCGGTGCTCACCGGTCGAACCGGTTCCGGGAGTCGCGTCTTGGGTTTTGGTTTGGTTGTGCCATCGGCCTCGCCTCGGTTGGGCGCGCCAGTCTTCAGCCTGTCGGACAGGCGACCGACTTCCACGACGGCAGCAAGCGGTGATTTTTCTGCGAGTCTCTTCGCATAGTCTGGGTGTTTCCCGAGGTAGTAGGTCACTGCGGGGCCATTCTCCAGTTCGATGATCGCGAGGTAGACGGATTCGTGAATCGGAGTTTTCGAGCCAACGACTTCATCCCAGTCGTCGTGCTCTTCCTTGAAATCCTCGACTCCTGATTTGTAGTTCTCGTAATTCTCTTTGAGCTGCGCCTCTGTGGCCGCCTGCGCATTCGCCGCAACTTCTTTCGCGCGGCGCAGCTGGTAGCGATAGTCAAACATCGCTTCGTCGAACTCGGCGTCGGACTTGAAGGCTTCGCGCTTTGGTAGTTCGGGGGCTTTGACGGTCTGCGTCTCGCGATTTCCACCGCCGCCTTTGCCTTCGAGCGCCGCGATGCGATCGTTGGCCGCGCGCAGATCGTCCTGCAGCTTCCTAGTCTCGCGGGCGATGGCGCGCTGCCTGCGGGAGAGAGGCTTCGACGTTTTCACTTCACGCGCTGCACGTGCACGCTCTTCTTTTTCCTCGCGCTCTTCGTCGGTCTCATTCTCATTGCCGCCCGCCGCGGCCTGCTTTTCTTCAAATTCCTGTTGCGCGGTCTCGAAGGCTTCGTCGCTTTCAAAATCGTCGCGCTTCGGTTCCACGGCTTCGACCGGTGCCGCTTTTTCCGGTTCGTAGCCGTTGTCGGTGAGAACTTTCTCGATCGCTTCCTGGGTGGCTCCGACCGAGCTGGATTGCATAATGATTCCTGTGGGCGTCATCACTTCCTCCTGGTGTGGGTGTGTGGATCGTCGGGATGGTGGTTACTGCTGAGACTTACTGCTGTACGTACGAAAGCCAACCGTTGAAGACCGCCGAGGTTCCGGCGACGACAGCGCAGAGAGCATTGCCGCTCGGGGTTTTCAGAATGTTGTTGCCGGGACTGGATTCAAAAATCGGTCCGGCGACACCGGAAGCGACGGTGACGCCAGTGGACATGGCCCCGGTCAAGGCCGTGGTGCCCGTGCCGCAACTGGCTCCCGTTCCATATTCGAGCTGGAAACTAGGATTGGTTCCAGCGCCGCCGGCTGCCTGAAAACTGCACACGTAAATTGTCGTGGTGCCGGAGAGCGCGACGAGCTGCGTCGTGCCGACGCCCACTGCATTGATGGCAACGCTCGATTTCAGCGCGCTCACATCCTGGCAGGGGTCCGAAGCTCCGGCGATATTCGTGATGCTGGCGGCGACGACGAGCGACGGGTCAATCGCTGCCTGCGTCAGCGTGATCCACACGTTGACATTGCCGGAGGTGTAAGCGCTTTGCCGAACTCGGAAGCGAGTTGCCGCCCAGACTGGGCACTGCCAGGCGCGCACCTGATTCGCCGGTAGAACTTCGCTGATTTCGAGCAGGTTGATGTCGGTACGGGCGCACACTTCCTGAAAGTAGTTCGTGCCGCTGGTGGGATCGGAGAACTCGAAGTTGATGGTGGAGCCGGCATATGTTCCGGAGACGGTCACCGTCGCGGCGGAATAGTTCGCCACCGCGATATCAAGCGTAGAGCCTGATCCGAGCGGCCCGGCATTCGTGCTAGTCCCGAAGCTGGTGACGAAGACGCCGTTCGCGCAGGCGGCATTGCCGGTGGAGCAAGTCGCATTCAGATAGCCGTTGTAGCTGATGTTCGGCAGCGTGGCCTGCCCGAAGGCGAGGGCGGAACACAGAAGCACTAAGACGAAGAGAATTCGTTTCATTACATCCCTCCTACGGGTTGCGGTCGGGGCGTGGGCGCGGCGGGCGTGATCGGCTGCACTTTGGGTTCGACGGAGTTTGAGAGTTCCGGCGTGTTGACGGGGGCGCCAGCATCGTCCTGGATGCTCATGTTTTCGTGGAGCACCGAGAGCCGCTGCGTGATGGCTTCGAGCTGCGCATCCATCTGCGCTTGGGCCGCCACGTCGTGCGATTTCAGGCGCTGCAGCATGAGCTGCGTCCAGTTGTTCATCAGAGCGACACGTTCGCGCGATTCGAGATCGAGGCGCTTGGTGCGGATGGTGTCGTCGGCGCGGCTCAACTCCTGCACCATGAGATCGTGCGCCTGGCTGAGCTGCTGCAGTTGCGATTGCAGGGCCAGCAACTTCGACTGTGCGTCCTCGGCGCTCTCGTCCTGTAGGTTCGGAGGCAGCATCTTCTTGAAGCGGGCCGCGAGAACATCGGCGTCCGGGAAGTCGGCATTCTTGGCCCAGATGTCACCCACCATCGGCAGCATCATTTCCGGATTTTCGCTGATCACCGCAGTCAGAGCCTTGAACGCCTCTTTTCTCGCGGTGGCATACATTGGCCCGCTGGATAAGACGAGGTCATAGGTGCCAGCTCCCACGTCGTAAGCCTTTTTCAGCCCGAGCTGTTCGTTCAGGTGTTGCTGCGCTTCTGCCGGGTCGCTGTACTGGGAGTTGAAGACCACGGCATGCTTCACGCTGTCGTCGGGATTGACGATGCGCTGCACGCGGGCTGCGTTGATCAGCTTCGGCCAGAGATCGAGCAGGATCTTGCCCTGCCACATAATCGCGCGGTTCAAATTGTCATGCCAGGTCACTGCCCCGGTGTCGGACTGCTCGCGGCGGTTCATGATGGCGAAGCCGGACTCCTGTGCGCTGCCCGCTTCTTCGCCCAGACTCGATCCGTAGATGCCGATCACGGATTTCATGTCGTAGTCGGCCTGTTTGATCACTTCGGTCATCGCCTGGATAGGAGCTTCCCGCCCGGCGCGCGCGGGTTGCGGCAACTGGCGCCCTTCTCCGTCGTAAGCTTTGAAAAACAGGTGAGAGAAGTTCTTCCGGTTCATCTGGCGATAGTCTTCGCCGTACTGTGCGTTCGCATCGGGCACCCAGAGCGGGTCTTTCGACACCATGTCCACCTGCTCCACCTGGCGCGTGACCATGAAGTCATAAATGCGCTGGGCGTCGCGATAGTCGCGCACCATCCCGGCGCGGTAGACCTTGCCATTCACGTTCAGCCGCACCCCGTTGACTTCGGGGAAGGGGAGATACATCCCCAGATATTCGTAGGTCTTCAGCACTCGCATCGCGTCGTGAATGACGCAGTTCACTTTGCGGATGGTGGTCTCCCGCTGATCGACGATGCGATCCCGCAACTGGTTGCGGCGGAACTTGCCAGCGGGATCTCGCTCGATCTTCGCGATCTCCTCTTCCAAAAGCACCGAGCCGTTGTCGAGCTGGCACAGCATTTTGCGTTGCAGATCCATCCACCAGTACTCGGCGACGCGCGCCCCGTCTTTCGTCACCCAGTCCGGCTCGGCATTGCCCTGGCTGGTGGGGAAGTGCAACTTCACCATGTCGGTCTCGCCGAACTCGGCTTCATAGTCTTCTTTCGAGTAGTCGGTGACGACGTGTCCCCACAGCGGATCAGTGCCGTCCGGCCGTCGCACGGGCGAAAGATAGACCGCAAAGGGATTCTCGATCGCTTCAATGCGCGGCTCCTGGTCAAACGATCGCTCGTGCACGTAATCCACCTTGATCCGCCACGGGCACCAGCCGATGCGCATCATCATGTCGTAGGAGTTGTCGTAGGTGACGTCGGCCACGCTCACGACTTCGGTGTGGCGCAACACGCCCTGGTGAATCTTGGCGACTTCGAGATCCGCTCCCGATCCCACCGGGCTCACCAGCATTGCGGGCCGGTGCTGGCGCTCTTCGCCGGTGTACTGGCGGAGGAACGCAGGGGCACGGTTGATGGTCAAACACGGCTTGCCTTCGATCTCACGGTTGGCTTTGACGGATTCATCCCACTGGCCGGTGCCGATTGAGAACTTGAGATCTTCGAGCGCCTGGCGCCGCGACTCCGACTCCGATTCGGCGGTGATCTTGAAGCGCTTCAGGGATTTCTGGATGAGATCCTCGTCGTCGGAGATCCCCTTCGAGCGCTTCTTTGATTTCGATGAGAGGACGACGGGCATTTAGGCTTGCAACGGCCGCTGATAGAGCCGCACATCGTTCTCCTGGCACAACACCACGTTCGCGCCGCGCCCCTCGTAATCAGCGAACCAGGATTCCCAGTCGGAGTAGTGGCCGATCACCACGCAGTCGCCGGGCTTCAACTGTGTCGGCTTGAACACTTCGCGGTTGAGCAGATAGCTCTCGGTGTATTTGCGCTTCTCGTGCCACCTGCCGGGGCCGACTGCGATCACGGTGCCGATCCGCGTGCCGATCTCCCGGTTGCGGGCCACGTCCGGGGTTTCGATCACATCGCTGGCTGGCTTCTCTTCGTCGAGTACGACGAGGATGTGATCCCCGAGCGGCTTGATCTTCAGCGGATCAAACCAGAGTCCGCCGACTTGCGTCCGTTGCGGCCGCCAGACTTCTTCGGAGACCGGGGCGTGCTTAATTTGTTCGCGGGTGAGCGACATCAGGCCAGATCACTTAGCTTTCTCATGGGCGTGGCGGCGTCATGCTTCTTCTGCATCCGCTTGCCCTTGGCAGTCTCTTTATTCCCGCGCATCGCGCCCATGTTGTTCAGTGCGCCGTAGACGTAGCGCTTGGCCTTCTTGCCGCTGAACCCCTTCTCGGCGGCCTTCGACTTCAGCTTCGCTTCGAGGAAGGCAGGCATTTACTTCTTGCCGCGTTCGGTGCCGATGGAGCGTGAGTTGCCGAAGTAGGTGTGAGCCACGCCGCCCGCGCTCTTTAGTCCTTTAGGGCTGCGCTCGGTGGCGATCGACTTCGCATTCGACATCGAGGCTCCGATGCCGGGCTTGGCTGCTTCGTGTTTGTGCGGCCGTTCCAGGCCCTTGCAGGTTGCGGTGCGGGTGGTCATGGTTGCTCCTCTGGTTCCGAATTTGTCGTGCGTGCTTGCTCGATCAGTCGTCGATCTCGTCGTCGGTCTCACTCTCGGCGTGCTTGTCGTAGCTTTCGAGACCGGGCAGGCCGCCGTGTTTTGAGAGGTGCGAGAGGATGTGTTCGCCGCCCTTGGCCTTGCCCTCTTTGTTGAAATGTACTTCGAGCGGCTTGTCCTCGTAGTCGGTGTAGACGTGCTTCACGATGTGGCCGCCGCCCATCTTTGGGTGGAGTTCGAGGTGATCGAGAACTTTCGGGGCGCGCGCTCGCTTCGTCGGAGTGCTGCTCTCAGCTACTTGGATTTCTGACATTGCTGTTGCTCCTTCAACTCGCGGATTTTTTCGTAGACTCTGGGCGGATAGAGCGTGAGGCCAAAGCGGAGCGGATCGCGCGAGAAATCGTGGGACATGTGGGTGCGTGGATTGGCCTGGTCGACGACGGTTTCCACTGCCCGATAGAAGTCATCCAGCGGCAGGGTGATGTTCTCTTCGCGGATCAAGACAACCGGCTTCATCCCATCCACCCGCCATCGCTCGATCGCGCACTCACACTCGCCGGCGGCGTGTCCACCGTCAACGGCGCACGCTTCGACACCGGTGCGGCGAACGTCAGAGCCAGCGCGTCGCCATCGTCGGGCGATGCCGAGTCGAGCCCCATCTTCGCCAGACGTTTCTTCATGTCTTCTTTCGATTCAAGCTTCACGCGCTGCAGGCGGTCGTAGACCAGGACCGGCTTCTGCAGATCGGCCGCCAGGTCGTGATCCTTGTCGATCCCTCCGCCGCGCAGCATCCACTGCTTCATGCCGTCCCACATAAAATCTCGCCAGTAGGCGCAGCTGGCTTTGGGTGAGTCGGCGCCGAAGTTCACCAGCATGATGCGGTCTTCATAGCCGAGCGCGCGCACGCCGGAGTAGACCGAGGAAGCGATGCCGGCGGAATCGAAAAACACCATCGCCACTTTCTCGCCGTCATAAGTGCGGCTCAGCACGTCGCTGATCTTGCCCACCATCACCGCCGCGTCGCGGGTGAACTGGCCTTTCACTTTGATCGGCGGGATGGAGCGGGCGTCAAGTCCTTTGCGGAAGCGGATCACGTTGTCGTCAGCTCCACCCCAGGCGAAGTCCACACCGGCGACGAGCGGATCGGTGTCGAGCGCGAAGCCGGGCGCGTGTTGCGATTGCTGGACCAGGTCAAGGTCGATGAACTTGCCGCCGCCGGCGAGAGGAAACAGGCCGAGCCAGCGCACGCGGACGTGATCGGAGTTCTCTCCGTAGACTTTGATCTCTTCGTCGATCTCTTCGACGTTGATCCCTTCCACCGTGCGGCTGTCGATCACTTCCGGGTTCCAGCGATGCCTCTGATCCCCGAAGACGGCTTCGTAGAATGCGCCCTCCGATCGGAAGGCCTGCGACATCGCGATCCAGATGATCTCGGTGTCGGCGTCAGAAAGCGCGCCGGACACGGTTTTCCAGATCACATCGGAGATGCCGGCCGCTTCGTCGAAGATGATGACCAGGCGCTTTCCTTTGTTGTGGGCGCCGGCGAAGGCTTGCGGGTTGTCTTCGCTCCAGGTGCTGAAATCGGTGCGCCAGGTGTCCTCGTGCTCGGCATCGTTGATCTTGATCGAGGTGACGTGCACGTCAAACCAGTCTTTGTTGATGCAGCTGCGAAACCACTTCGAGATTTCCGGCTGCGTCTTCGAGCGCAGCTGGTCGCCGGTGTTGGCCGTGATCAGCACTTTGCAATCCAGACAGGTGGATTTCGCCCAGTGAACGATCTGCGCGATGAGTGCGCTCTTGCCGATGCCGTGGCCGGAGGAGATCGCTTTGCGGAAGGGCTTGTGTCGCGTCTCCGGATTCTGGAGATGCGCGCCGAGTTCTTCGAGGGTGCGGCGCTGGAACTCGCGCGGGCCGGGATCGTGCTCGAACTCAGTGCCGGCTTCGCCCCAAGGGAATGAAAACAAAACGCAGCCGAGCGGATCGTGGCGGAAGCTATAGAGCTTCTCGACCAGCTCCTGCTCGTAGTCCGTCTCGTAACTAGCGGAGGTCGCTGACACGTTTCGAGGCTTTCTCCATCGCGATGCGGAAGCGCTCGGACAGATTGAGGTTTAGGTTGTGCTCGATGGGTTTGTCGTGCAGGTGGTTCACGGTGTCCACTGGCCGGCCGTAGGCGCGGTCTTCGAGGTAGCGGAGCAAGTTGGTGAGGGGTATGATCGAAAAGTTCCCGCGGTACTCACCATCTGTGATCGCGCCCTTTTCTCTCTCGCTGAGTGTGCCGTCTTTGTTCAGCCCGAGGCGCCGTCGCTCCAGGTCGATCATCGAGAGCCAGAGCTGCTCGGCTTTGGCTTGGGCGAGAACGCGCGCGGCGACGTTCGCATTGGTGGGCCGTTCTGCCTTCTTCCGGCCTGCGCCTGGTCTTTTTCCACCTTGGGCCATTCGTCGAGGGCTGGTACTAAATCAAAACAATCAAACGAAATCAAACCCCTGCGGCGGCGGAGACGAGGGCGTCGACCTGCTCTTCCCGGAGCTTCGCGTAGCGCAAAGTGCTTGCGCCGTTCACGTGCCCAGCGCGGCGCTGCACTGCGTTAAGTGGAAGAGTTTCAGCCAGATGCGTGCAGATGGAATGCTTCAACACCGTGGTCCTGGCCTTGTGCCGCGGAATGCCGGCCGCGACGGCGAGCGCCACCAGGTGACGCCAATAGGTCCAGCGCGAGCGCGGATACAGCTTTTGATTTCCGCGAAGATTCAAAACGAACTTTTGCACAACTGCCAGCTCATTGAAGAGCGGATCTCCGTGCACGACGAGTTCCTGCCGGCAGGGCTCGGAGCCTTTGCCGCGTTTGTAGCTGATGAAACCGTCGGCGAAGTTATCTCGCGTCAGATGAACCATTTCCGAGTTGCGGCCGGCGTGCCAGTACTGGATCAGCATCAGCACGTAGACTCGAAAATCAGCCTCACGCGCGTGGCAAAACAGGAGCCGAAGTTCTCCCCGAGTGAGTGAAATCGGCGGCGGCGAGGGTTTTGATTTCCGCTTCATAAATCAAAAAGAATCAACTTTTGCACCCGAATAGCATATTGGTGCAGGGCGCGCGGCCTAGATCCGCTCCAGGACAACATTCGCCAGTAAGATCACCACCGCCCCCAGGCCAGCGATGAACATCCCCGAGATCCAGAGCATGATCTTGCAGGTGCGCAGTTGGCCCTGGAGTTCGGCGATCCGGTCGAAAGCAACCGTGAGGTCCTTCTGGAGTTGCTGCTTGGAGCGCTCGGCATGGAGATAGTGTTCGCGCCACTCGTCAGGAATCCGGGGAGTCATTCGGTCGGCTCAGAGTTCACGAATGGCGTGATGCAGTCCCGCTCCTGCTTGGAGGGGAAAAGCAAGTAGCCGCCGAACATCGCCAAACCCAGCAGCCGGGTCATCTCCGGGCTCAGCTTCTTCCCACCCGGCGTCGTGCGCACGAAAGCCATGTCCACGGTTTCCAGCATCAGTTCGAAGTCGGAGGGCGGGAGCACGCATGGGTCAAACTTGGACGGTCAGGC